TATAATCTTTTTAGATACAGGAAGTTCAAACTCATCATAGACCTCTATAAAATCATCTGGTAGGGTATCTATAGGTAAATTATCCAGATTAATCTTATATTCTGAGGTAGCTCCACAACTCTGACATTTTGCATTAACAAAGTACTCACTTCCATAGCTTATAATTCTAAGCTTCATAATAAGGAAATGCTTATCAGGGGAAACCAATTCATCCAGTATCAAATCTTTTGGGGATACAATACAGGCTTTTAAGATATTATCCAAGGAGTCACTAGATGAACCTAGAAGCATCTTTTCATCTGCTGTGGTCATATTTCTCATAACAATCTCAGATCCTAATCCAGTATTTAGAAGTCCCTTACTTGGTAAAACATGTTTCTCTGTGTAATTAGCCATAACCCATTTCCTCCGTTTATTTTCGATTTTAAGATTCAGTACTTATATATAAAACCAAAAAAGAGGAAGAACAAGTTCTTCCTCTCTTTATTATTTATTTTGTATATTCCCAATATTTAATTATGAGGATGCTTTCACCGTAACTCCAGCTGTAGCTTTTCTATAACCTCTATCATAAGCTAAGGATAGGGTTATCTTCTTAACATCACTACCATCTTGAGTAAGTGAATCACCAAAAGCTACTCCTGATGGCCAAACACCTTCCAAGTACCAAACTCTTAATTGAGTATGGTCAGGTGAAAACTCAGTTACAGTTGCATTTTTCTTATAATCATTGGCAATACCCATCTGGTCAGTCTCAGGATTAAACACTAAGATTTTCCAATCATTAACTATTGCTTCAGTATCAAGACCTACATAATCGATAACTTCCAAAGTATCAGCTCCACCGAAAGCAGCTTGACCAGCAAACTTCTTTCTAGAATTTCCATGAGGAACTTCAATAGGGTCGGTTGTTACATTAGGTAGGCTAAAAGTGTTAACTGCAAGAGTTAGTTCAGCAGGTAGTCCCGATATAACCACTTCAAAGTGATTAGTTCTTTGTGGCTCCCACTTATACTTATTCTGCAAATCACTTAAATGTATTGGGCCTTTTGGATATAATACTGCATCAGCCATTTATAATCATCCTCCAATCATTTATATTATGAACCAAATTATGAGCTAAATGATGCACCAGTAGACTTAAGAACAAAGTCTATAGATACAAACTCTGCTGTCTTAGTAGGTCTAAGTAATATTTTTCCTGGCATTTCATTTCTATCAATATGAGCGGGTGTTACAGTTGTCGAATCCATAACTACTTGATATTCATATAGTCCTCTACCATTCTTTACACTTTCCAAGAAAGGTACAACCATATTTGTCCATCTTGTCCAAGTTCCTTGGTCATTTTGCTCAAACACAACGTATGCAGAAGAAGTTGCAATAATCTTTCTTACATAAAGCATCATCCTTCTTACATTTACTCTATCCAAGGCTGTATCTTCTCTTTGTAAAGTTCTCTGTCCCCATACAACAACTCCCTGTTTACGGAAATTAATAATAGGGTTAATGGCATTATCATTACCATATAACTGATCCATATCTCCCTCAGACAAATCTCTTTCAACATCAAGAACCTGAGTCAACTTACCTCTAGTTAAACCAGCTGGTGCAAACCACGGAGAACTGAGATTATCATTGTTAGCATAAACCCCAGTAATTACAGCGGAAGGTGGAGCCCACAAAGTAGCTGCTGTTACAGGATTAGTTACCTTAACCCAAGGATAATACATAGCTCCATAAGAATTATTAAGTGCTGCTTCTGGATCATTAGTTTCACCACCCGTACCATTATGGAATGCTACAGCTTGAGTAACTTCCAATCCAATAGGAGGGTCAATAATAGCAAAACAATCAGACCTATTCTCACATATTCCTAATAAAGCTGCTATTACAGTAGCTTCACTTCTTCCAGGAGCAACTAAAACACTAATATCAATACTATTAGGATTAGCAAAAGACTGAAGTCCTCTAGTACCCTCACCAATAACATTCTCTACTGCTAAAGGAAGTCCATTAGTTCCACCAGCCAAAGCTGTTTTATCACTATTAGAAATTCCAGTTGCTGTTTTAATGTCTACAGTGTAGGTAAATTCATCGGAATACTTAGTTCCTATGTATTTTGGACTTGTTGAATCCATAGAAGCTAGGAAAGATTCCTTAATGATATTTCCCTCATAACATACTAAAGTAAAACTAAGTCCTACTGCTCCAATAATCTTGAAAGAATATTTATGAGAATAATCACCATTCTCTTTATACTCAATTGTCAAAATTTCTGTTATGGCACTTCCTAAACTACCAGCCGTAGTATGACCAGAAGTTAAAGCTGCTGTAACACCATTAGCTGCTGCTATAGCAATGTTTAGGGTAGCATCATTAGCTACTGCAACTTTCCTTGTTAAACTTGCATAAATAGTTGCCCCACCAACAGTAAATAAATTGGTAATAGCACTATCATTTCCTAAAGCAACTCTAACTTTTCCAGCTACAGCGGCTGCGGTATCACTTTCAGCTACAGCAACTGTAACTGCTTTTGGTGATCCAGTTAACCCTGCTGCTGTAACAGTTACAACAATGTCTCCAGCGGTAACAGAAGTTACTGCTACTGTGGCAGTTTCAACTTGTGCTGTTCCTACTCCCGTACCATCAAAAGAAATACTAGCCTTAGCAGATGTTGCATCATCCTCACGGACATACCACAAGGCACTTCCTTTTGCTAGGTATAAAAGAGCGGATATTGGTCCAAAATCATCATCAACTGGGTTTCCAAAAATCCTTAGGAAATCTGCTTGATTAGAACAGAATGTAGGTACTCCTATTGGACCTTTATTTGCTCCACCAACCATACCAACTACACAGCTGGATAAAGCACTTGCATACATACTAAAATCTAATTCTCTGGTTTTAACACCTGGCGACAACATAATAGGCATCTAGAACACCTCCATCAATTATTTTTCTTTTTTCTTTTATTTTTAAAATTATAATTACCATCTTCTTTCTTATCCTGTATATAACTAAACTCAACTTCTTCAAGAAGAATTTCATCATCTAAATTAGAATAGAATATTCCTCCCACTTCCTCACCCTCAACAGTATGTAAACCTTCTATCTTAGGTTCTTCCTCAATTACTATCTTCTCTTTTATAGGGTTGGTTTTTTTACTTTCAGGTCTTTTTGCATTATCTTGGAATTTATTTGTTATAAACTCTTGGGTTCTCGATCCTGGAATCATTTAGCACCTCACTCATCTACACCAGTCACAATATACTGCTCTATCGTAGTATCGGTTAGTAAATCTTTAATATCAATAAGAACCTTCTCAACCAACTTGACATTAGTCTTATCTATTCTGTATATAATAGCATCATTAAGAACTACCTCAATAGTTAATCTAAAAATTCTCCCTGCATCCTCAAACTCCGATATACTCGTATTATCAGTTACATTATCTGTTACTGTAAACTCAAATTGCTGTTTCATACCACCCTCTACACCCTCTATAGCAATATTAACATCTACAAAAGGATACTCCAATAAATTCAATAATAGCTCAGCTGCTATCCCATCACAAGTTGCTCTCTTATTAGAATATACATCCATTTGATAGGTTAGGGTTACAGGTACTCCTCTAGCTTTTCTTAGTGGGCTAGACATAGAATTACCTAATCGTGTAGGAGCTCCATCTCTAACTCTCACATCACTATAGGTTATTCTATTTATAGCAAATTCAGCTAATCTATACACACTAATAAAGGGCATAATGACTCTACCATCATGTTGAAAAGCATTAATCTTAAATGCTTCATCAGGAGAGGCAAATATAACCTCATCGTAAGTTCCACAAATCTTTACATACATTGCTTTGTCATAATCATAAAGAGAAATTTTAATCACCCCCTAGTTGTAAATCTCCAAATCAACTAAAAATCCACCCTTAACCATAGGCTTCTGGTCTATTACATCTACTCCTAAACCCCCACCAACACTAGATATAGGTAGGTTTGGAAACTTACTAACAATTTCATTAGAAATCTTATCAGTAACACTCTTATCAATCTCTTTTGCGGATGTATACTTAATCTGTATAAGGAAATCATCCTTCTCCTGACTTGCTGTTTGTACCTCTGGCTTAGTTCCACCATACTTAGTTAAAATACCTGCAACAAAATTAGCTAAATCCTTAATAGTAAAAGTTTTAGTAACTTCCTTAATACTTTTTAAACTCTCAAGTATCATACTTCTCTTATTAAGCTTCATTTTGATTATCTCCCTTCTTATATTCTATAGTAATTAATAGGTTGTCCTTATTATTAGGGTTAACATACTCCTGATTAGTTACAGCTATATCATTACTATCAATGGCAAATTTCTTAGCTACAGCATCCTGTAATGAGGTTATAATATACTTAGAATCAAACTTCTCCTTATATGTAGATAACTCTATATAAAAATAATCCACATCTAATTTAAGTTCTTTCAACTTAACCTCTCCAGTCTTAAACTTAGCTCCTACATAAGACTTTAAATAGTTATATAGCTGTGATATATCAAACTCAACATTTTTAGGCTTATCCTTCTTTTTCTTAACTCCCTCAAGTATCAAATTATGCTTACTCATGTCTATCCTCCCCCTTAACTCACAGAATTAGAAAACGCTATTGCCATATTTCTACAATCCTCTTCAGTCTTCGGAACAAATCCCAAAGGAAAATAACCCTCAACACAATCCCCTTCTTTTACTACATAATCATATCCAAATAAGTATATTGCTCGGTGGCTATAGCCTGCCCATTTTCCATAATCTTCATGAGTCTTATCTTTATATATACACTTTCCAATGGAGCATACATTACTATTAATATTAGCTAGTTCTGGCTTAATCCCTCTAGTCTCACAAAAATACTTAGCATCTTTAGGAGTTCCTATATAGAGGTTATCTTCAATAGTATAAGCTACATCAATACCATTAGGGAGCTCTTTCATAAATTCCTTTACTACCTTATATCCAAACTCTGTATATTCTTTAACCACTCTCCAACTAATAGTCTTATACATCCCACCCTTACCAATATAAACACTCTTAAATTGACTACTCTCGGTTATTAGTTTTGGTTTTCTAAGGGTACTCTCTATTAGTATTATTCTACTTAATTCCTTTTTAGTTGATAATTCAATCATGGTCTTTTAAGCACCTCTTTTCTAAATCTCTTATAGTAGGTAGATATATTCTTTCTTACATAAGCTGTTATAGCTCTAAATAAAGGTCTAGGAGGAAGCCTTATCCCCCCATACTCAACATACTTAGCTACCTTATTTATTTTTACATTTGTCGTGACATAATGATCATCTCTTTTAAATCCAACTACTATCAAAGTCCCCCTCATAAATACCTTTATGTTTTTCTTCAAATGTCCAGTAGCCTCCCAAATGTTTAGGCTTAACTTGTGTTTCTGTTTATATCTCAAATAGTTAATGGTTAGAGGTGGCCACTTTTTAGGGTCTTTTCTATATCTTTGTGTATCGATAGCTCTTATAAATTCCTTTTGTAGTTGTTCAGCCATATAGTATTGAAATTGCATATACTCATAAGGGGTTAATTGTGATTTTATATAATGACTACCAGGATTCCATCTATATCCTGTAACACTTATAACTATACCCTCAATCCTTCGCACTCTAGGCATAAATCATCACTCCTCAATGGTTTCAGAGGTTTCATCGGGATTACCCTCATCCCCAGAAGTAATTCCAACACTACTCAAATCCTCAACACCAACATCTTCATAATGACTCATCTCTTTACCCGACATTATCTCCATAGCATAAGAATCATCACTAGATAAGTTACCTCTCTCAAACACACTGTCGGAGGCTGTAAGGGATTCGGAGCTTTTTTTCTCTTTAGGGATAGTCATTATATTAAGATAGTCATAACCATCAGATAAATCAGGGTTAAATTGTATATTTCTTTCAGGACAGCACTTACAAATCCAATAGTTGCCAAATAAGGAATCAAGTCTTTTAGCCTGTATTCTGAATGAGGCTTTTTTGTTCACGCCAAAATAAACTAGCTCAATCAAGCAATTCTCCATTACATTAAGAAGTTCTTTATCTACATTCCTATATATTGGAAGATATATCAATAAAGGTCTTATTTCCTCATCTTCGTTATACCATCCCAAATTTTTAAGTACCTTTACCTTAGGATTTTCATCAAACAATACTTCTAAAGTGATAGGTGCCTTGTATATAGTATTAGGGTCATTATAAAAGTCTTTTGTATAGGTATTATCTTTAAGTTCATAGAATAAGGCTGTACATCCCATAGTTTCAGCGGCTTCTAAAACCATTCTCCTAACAATCTCACTATCTTCTCCTATTATTCTTGGCATTATATCACCTCAGTTCTCAAAATATAAATAACTGAACGAGTTTGCTCATTCGGTTATTGTATATAAAGTGGTCTATTCTGAGGGTGGAAAACAATAAACCCATACCACTATTAAATAAGGGTACAGGCTATCTCTAAAGTTAACTTATTATATTATGAACTATCTTAAAAAAATTCTATCTATTACCCTATCAATCATCTTTACCTTCTCTATAATCTCTACTTGCTCAGGTCCCTGATTCTTATATTCTCTCAATAGTATCTCATATCTCTTTTGCTTTGCCATTACCTCATAAGCTACAAAATCAATATTATCATTAACAACATGCTCACATTGACCTAAAGCCACCTTCCACTCTTTTAAAGCATTTTTAACCTCATCCCTAGATATCATCATAAACTCTCCTCCATCTCTCAAATAACTTCTAGTATGCTCTAATCTATGTAAATTAACTTACTATGTATTGTCTCTTTTATACTTTTAAATACAGTTTCTTCATCTGGTTCGCCATTAATCTCCACTAATCTATCAGGAGTCTGCTCAGTTAACATTTTATATCCTTCTCTTACTCTCTTATGAAAGTCTAGGGTTTCTTCATCTAACCTATTAAGGTCTCCCCTTTTACCTACCCTACCCAAACCTATTTCAGGATCTATATCTAAATAGAGGGTTAAATCAGGCATATAACTCTCTATTGCTAAATTATTTAACTCCTTTACTAACTCTACCCCAATATTCCTACAAATACCCTGATAAACCACCGAAGAATCTACATATCTATCACTCAATACCCAAACACCACTCTCAAGAGTAGGTTGTATCAACTCTTTCAGTATTTGTCTCCTAGCGGCTACAAATAATAATAACTCAGTTAGGGAGTCCATTACCTTATTACTAGGTGTTAAAATTATCTCTCTTATCTGTTCAGCTATTCTAACTCCCCCAGGTTCTCTAGTTACCTTACACTCAATACCCAACTCTCCAGTTAAATAATTGTGTAATCTCATTATCTGTGTAGTTTTTCCAGTTCCCTCTCCACCCTCGAAACTTACAAACTTACCTCTCACATTATCATCTCCTTTAAATTATATTATCCATATCTCCCAAACTACCTAAAATGTCTCCCATCATTCCAGAATTAGCATTTCCTCCCAATGTAGCTCCAAACTTCTCCATCTCTTCACCAAATACATAGGATTCTCCATTTGCATATATCTTATGAGGATTCCACATAGTAGGTCCACCACGATTTTTTAGTATTTGTAACTGTGCTTCACTTCTATTTTTCATGTCCTCATCAGTATAAGTTGTTATTACCCTATATGATCCTCTTTCCAATTCATTGGCATCTGCTAAACAAGTCAAATCATATACACCACACTTTTTAACTGCTTTAATCCAATTCACACGATTTATCTGTGCTAATAGAACCCCAATTAGCTTTTTATTCAGCTTACCAGAACGAAAGTTCATAGTCATTCTTCTAAAGAAAGTGACATAGGAGTTAATCATCCTATTGTCGTCCATACCCTTTTGATTCTCAATAAACTTACAAAGCTGTATGTAATCAACAAAAAACCCATCTAATCTCCCACCCAACATATCATCAATCTTTTCAAAGGTATTATAAATGTCAGTAAAGGACATAGATACAAAGTCAGATTCATCTAAAATAATAAGCTTACCCCTACTATAGGTTTTTCCCTCATCGTCGTACACTATATTACCCATATCATCTGTAATAGGAGAACTCAAATCAGGCTCTACCACATTATATAAATGATCCAACTCCTCAGGAGACAACTCACACTTCCTTATCCTATCATGCGGTACAAAGGAAATATCTTTAAACTTACTCTCATAAGAATGTCTACATAGTAGGTTGAAGTACATATCCTCTTTTGGAGTTTCTAGGGATAGGTATATTAAGTTAAAGTTTTTATGGTAGGTACATCTATGAGCTATATTTAAAGCATGGGTTGTTTTAAAATGAGATGTAAACCCAGCAATAGTGGTTATAGTTCCCTCACTCATACCACCTATCCTCTGATCTATCTCCTCTATCCCAGTAGTTAATCCTACAGGTTTAGTTAACTTCTGTTCATATATACTCCTAAAGTCCATACCTACTTGTATATCTTTAGATTTTGTTCTATCCGATAGCTTCTTAAATTCTTCTAATCTCCCCATTAGCTCTTCGGACATACCTTCGGTTTCTATCAGGCTTTTTATGGATTCCATTTTCACAGCTATTTGCTTGTTAGTTCTATAGGATACCTTATTCCCAATATAGACTCTAAAGTCTTCTAAAGGTAGTTCGGTCATACCTACAAACTCGGGTATTGTTTGTGGATATACACTCTCAAACAAAGTTTGACTAGGAAACTGTTGGGAATTCCTAAAAGAAGTCAGCATGAAATTAATACACTCAGCTTCGATACTATTCAGTATTCCCAATCCTTGACTAAGATAGGTATTATGCTCAACTAATATCTGTTCTAGAAAGTTTTTATACTCCTCATCCATCTTACTAAAGCATGAAAATACAAGTTTCTTCAAGGTATACCTCCCTTAGCTAAAATCTACTCTAACAATTCACCACACTCACCACCACACTCACCACCACTCACACTACTACTCACATTACTACTCACACTACTACTATCACTCTTACTTATTGGAATCATCATAGTGTTCAAATCAACTATTCCAAACATAGGGTTATCCCTCTTATCCTTAAATAGCTGAAGTATAGGTCCGTACTCACCTTCTAAATTGTTCATGTGCCCCATACTAAATATCCAATTCAATTTAGGTGGTTTGTTAGGATCAGACTCTCTATACTCATATCGTCTCATTATAGTATGTGCTAAAATATTTGCTCTATTCCCCTTAGACTTCTCAAATACAGCTTCATGATAGTTTAATGTAAAACAAGCTACATCCTCCAAAATATCTATTTCAGAGGAATAAGCCTCACTCTCAGGTCTTGCTGTAACTAAATCAGCAGGTCTATTCCCAAAGTATATCTCATATAATTCAGTTACATTCATCAACACACTACTTCTAAGGGTAGGGATATTCATAAATCCAGACAGAAATATCTCTTTACATAAATCTATATTGGATACAATAATCAAGTTTCTGGAGAAGTTAACATTTTTTACTAATGTACCTACAAGTCCCAACTTTTTAGTATAAGCTTCTTTGTCAGCCTTATAGAATCCCATATCAAAGAATTTTCTATAATTCTTAAAGAAGACCTCTTTATGAAACTTATCTTCGTCATACATAAAATATCTCACCTCTCCATTAACATTACGTATTTTTAAACATTTTCCAACCCTTACCTCCCCATCTCTTCTCATGTATCACAGACATATAAAAAGCTAACCAACACTTCTCCATAGTATCAAATAAGTCAGTTAGTCCTTTAGAAGAAATCTCTGTAAAGAAAAAGTGGTTAAAATCAAGTATTAATCTATATAGGTTACATTCCTTTTGCTCCATAATCATCATTTGATAAAAGTCCTGCTCAAACAATCTTATAAAAAAGTAATCTACCTCTTTATATAAATCCATACCTTCTATTATAGGGTGGCTTATTTCATACTCCACAACATATTCTTCAACATACTCATCATCTTCTTCATCTTCCGCTATAGTTAACATATCTAACCGTCCCACATTAAAAATCCGTGTAGACTCTCCCTCATTCTCATCAATAATTACACCTATAGCCATGTAATCACCCAAGTTTATCCCACTCATGGGCATCTCTTCCTGTAATTCTGGTGTAGCACTAAGAACAATATAATTTCGTGACAAATCCATAGAATTATTCTCCTATTCAGATATTGGTTTTAAAATCATTTAAAACCTGTTTAATATATTCTACCTGCTTCTCAGTATACCCACATAACTCCACATAAGACTCTCTATTAGGGTCAATTAATCTAAATATACCTCTAGGAAGTTCTACCAACACAAAACCATCCCTATCTCTTAATTCTATAGTATCAATTCTCTCTTTCGGCTTACCCTTAAAAACCTCTTCACAAAAAGATATAGGATAGACCTTAAAATCAATATTCTCTTTAATATAATTAGTGGCTACAGACGATAACTTAGCTACATCCATAGCCCACTTTTGTTTTCCCTCTCCC